GTTTATCAACTGGGATGACTACACTAACTCGACTCCTATTGTAGATGTCCGTCGCGCCAAGACTGCCATGCACCTTGCTTCGTCTGGTGTCGCATTTGGCAACCAGATTGTTGCACTAATGACTCGTGATGTCTATGATATCCTCATGGAGCATCCCGACTTTATCAACCGCATCAACGGTGGTGCAACCACTGGCTCTCCTGCCATGGTAAACCGTGCGATCCTTGCTTCCATGTTTGAAGTGGATGAGGTTCTGGTGTTTGATGCAGTCCAGAACACGGCTGCTGAAGGTCTTGCACGCTCGGAATCGTTTGTTACCACGAACGGTTTTGCTCTTATCTCTCGTCCCCCGTCTCCGGGTCTTGAGGTGGCTTCGGCAGGTTATACGTTTACTTGGAACTCGCTCCCGAATAACTCGGGTCTTGGAACCTCGATCCTCTCGTACACGGGTCATGATGACCTTGCGCGTAAGAAGATTGCTGAGAAGATTGAAATCTACATGGGTTGGGATATGAAGGTTACTTCGCCCGATCTTGGTGTGTTCTTCTCGAACGTGCTGTCGTAAGACATAATATTGGGAGGGATGCTCAGGTGTCCCTCCCACCATAGGAATACTCTCCCAATAAGTAAAACATGGTGTTGAGATGAATCATAAGATTGCGATGAACAATGCCCACCCGAGTTATCTTGGTTGGCAGATTGATTGGCCACTTTACGTCAAGAGTCCTATTCTTAAGGCTCAGGGTAAGGTCTACAAGAAACATGACTATTTTCCTTGGGCTGAACTTAAACTGGACCCTGCAAAGGTTGCTGCAATGTATAAGCAGGGCTTGCTGAACCATGACGCAGTGAAGTCTAAAGAGGAGGGTCAAGGAGACCGTCTTGGTGAAATGACAGCCGACAACCTCAAAAACTTGGCTAACAACCTCAATACCAAGATGAGGAAAGAACACTCTGCTACCGAGGAGGAGTTCAAGCGCAAGCGTTGTCGCATGTCTAGCCTCCCCGACCATCAGCGTCGTTATATCAGGCAGTTTCTCTCAAAAAACCCTTACATGACTGATTATTTCCTGTCTATTCGTGATAACTACATCACCAAGTACACCAAAGAGGAAGACTGATGTGGACTTACAATCCCTCCTCTCTTGGGACCTCTACAGCGGGTGAGAGGCTCAACTCTGTCCGTTTTCTCTGTGGTGACACAGACACAGACGATCAGTTGGTGCAAGATGAGGAGATTCAGTTCTCCCTCAGTCAGACAGGAGACAATGTTTATTATGCTGCATCCTTCATCGCTGAGACCTTGGCAGCGAAGTATTCACGCCGGGTTGACACGAAACTCGACGGTGCTTTGTCCGCAGAATACTCTCAACTTGCGCAACAGTACCGTCTTTTGGCGGTCGGACTTAAGCAACAAGGACAACGTTACAGCGGCACTGCTCTGGGCGTTTCTTATGGCGGTATTCGTATTACAGACATTGATACCGTAAGGGACGACACGGACAGGATAACACCCTCATTCCGCACAGATAGGTTTAGATTTCCTGCTGATAACTATCTATCCGACTATGAGGATGGCGATTGATGACCTTTAGCTCCCGAGACCTCAAGTATCTTGTAGATACGCATGGTAAGACTCTTACCTACACGGTCAAGGGAGACCCTTCTTATGACCCTTCGACAGGTGAAGTTACTTCCTCTAGCACAGACTACACCATCAAAGGTTACTTCTACAACTATAATATGTCGGATGTGAATGGGGTGACAGTCCTAACAGGGGATCGCAGGCTTGTGATGAACCTTGTAGATATCTCAGGCGTCACACTTCCTGAACCTGAAGATGGTTATCAAATTTCTGGGGAAGGTGACACAGTTGAGATTGTTTCTGTAGCCAAGATCATGTCAGGTTCTTCCGCTGTATGTTACATTTGTCAGGTGCGTGAATGAGGGTTATTATCAACAGGGGCCTTGACGGCAAGTTTCAGAAGATTACCGAAGACCTTGAAGAGTTTGGTCAGATTTACGGACGCATGACTGCCGAAGACTTGGTTATAAACTCTCCCGTAGACACCGGCACATTCATGGATAGTTACTATGCTGGTTCTGGTTACACAGGCGGTTTTAATTCTTCCAAGGGCAAACCTCGCAAGCAGCCTTGGGCACCTTATGCAGGAGATGCTATAGCTAGGATGTCAAGTCAGGTGGCTGCATTGAAGGGTTCTACCCAAATGGTGTTTGGAAACTCTGCTGAGCATGCTTTTGAGGTAGAGTATGACCACGGTTATAGGCCATTTGGTAAGGCGGCAAACCTCCATGCAGATCGGGTACGTAGGGCTTGGGCAGAGGCTAAGAGATGAGCATCTATAAAGATATTCGTGCTGCACTTGAGACTAGGCTTAACTCGACACCTGATATTCCTGAGATTGCTTGGGAAAATGTCCCTTACTCGCCCACAACAGGCACCCCTTTTATCAAGCCAATGTTCCAACCTACCCTGAGGCGTCAATCTGCAATGGCAACAACGCCCCCTCACTATTACCAAGGTATTTTTACCATCTTGTGCTATCACCCGGAAGGGTCTGGTTCTGGGGCTTCTCAAGAAACTGTAGACGCTCTTGTAAACAGGTTCAACTCTACGACTGACATCACTTATTCCGGCTTAACTGTCTCCTTGCGCGGGGCACAACAAGAATCTTCCTACATCAACTCACCTTGGTTTGTAACCCCGATAACCGTATCTTGGTTCATCTACGACACATAAAGGAGGCCTGATATGCCTTTTTCTCAGGGTTCTCGTACCCGCCTTTCCTACATCCCCGAAGTAACTTTTGCTACCACACCGGCAGGTAACTTTACTGAAATTCCATTTGTCACGCACAACCTTAACATTAGCAAGGAGCGTGTCCAGTCGGCATCTATTCAATCTGACCGTATGCCCCGTCATGACCGCCATGGTAACACTCAGGCTGGCGGTGATATTTCTGTGGAACTCCTTGCAGGGGACTATGACGCTTTTCTTGAGAGTCTCATGTTTTCTACGTGGGATGATAGTCCTGTTGCTGCCCCTGATGAACTCAAAGTTGGTACTACACTGAAGTCTTTCACTATTGAAGACTATATGGCCGACATTGACCAAGCCCGCCTGTTCACTGGTATGGCTGTATCTCAAGCATCTTTCTCTTTTGCGCCTAACCAGATGGTCAATACTACTTTTAGTTTTGTAGGTTCTGGTGACCCAGACGGAGAAAGCTATCACTGCTCCATCTACCAACCAGCCGTTTGACGCTTATGCAGGTTCTCTGGATATTGGGGACACTGGTGGTGCTCTATCTGAAATCAACACAATTACGTCCATTGAACTAACCATTAATAACAGCCTCAACCCCACGTTTGTTATTGGCTCTGCTACTACGCCACAGCTTGAGTATGGTCGTGCAGAGGTTGAAGGCACTATTACTGCGTACTTTGAAGATCAGGCGCTTTACAATCGTTTTCTCAACGAGACCGAGACTGCCCTTCAGGTTGATATTCAAGACCCTGGCGCTGCTAACACTTACAGCTTCTTCTTGCCTAAGGTCAAATTTAATGGTGGTGATGCTCCGGTTGAGAACCCTCAGTCCCGCATGATTACCATCCCTTTTGTTGCTCTGTATGACACTACTGCAGACAGCAACATTGTGATCTACCGTCCCGACAGCACCTGATCCCCTCTGGGGCTAGGGGAGGCTTGAGGAGTCGGGCCTTGGGTCTCCCCACTTAATTTAATCCCGACATATTAAAGGAACCCGACAATGGCTGATCTTTCTGCACTTAAACCGACCAAAGAAACTGTTGAAATTATTTTGGAGCATCCCGGTACTGGTGAAGTCCTCATGAATGATGACGGCTCTGAGATGACTATCACTGTCCATGCTCCTTGGACCAAAGCCTACCGCTCTGCTGGATTTAAGCACGCCAATGAGCGTCTCCGCAAGCGTAAGGGCGACAAAGAGGACTTTAACTTTACCTTTGAAGAACTCGAAGAGGCGGGTATTGACCTCCTTGCTGATGTGACCGTTGATTGGGATATTACCTTTGGTGGTGAGAAGCCTAAGTTTACTGTGGCTAAAGCAAAAGAAGTCTACTCGGAAATTTTCTGGATCAAGGGTCAACTTGAGGGGGCTATCAACGAAGCCGGGGATTTTACGAACCTCTGATTTGTCAACTTGAGGGCTACCTTGAACATCAGGCAGAACTCAACAAGACAGATCAGAACGGCACTACATATCGAGAACACTACGAATTTGTGGAGAGGCAG